TTACCTGTTGCTTTCCGTTTGGATTGCAGTTCATGAGTGCGGGATGCAACCATAGATGCTGTCTTATCGTTTGAACCGATGACATCACATATTGCTACAAGGCAGTCATACTTTACTCCGGTTGGGTATCGTTGAGATACACCAACACGAGCAAATCCCAGCGAGTCCAATAAAGAACTCACGAGTCTTTCATCCTTTGGAGCCCAAAGGTAATCCATTTTTGCTTTAGTCATACTATACCAATGAGTGTGCCTATTTAAGGTTAACCCCTGCTGACTATTTGTCTTAGTTCTAAGTTCTCAAAGACCTCTGGGTTTGACAGACGAATCTCACGGGCCATTTCCATATGTCTACCTCTGCTTCCTGTTCCAACAGGAATCATTTCCTTGTATAATCCATACTTACCGTATGGAGTCGTGCCGACTTCTACGAAGTATTCGACAATCTCTCCTGCTCCTTGCCATGGCAAAGAGCTTTTAGTCTGAGTTGCTTGGCTCATGTATTACCAATAGGGTGACCCTATATAAAGCTTTTTTCACACAAGTGGAAAAAGTGGCAACTTCACCCAAGGCTCTAGTAGAAATTAAAGCCTACCTTGAGGAGCGGTTGCCACAGGTGGATGCATCCACCATTAGGTGTGACCTGCTGATTGGCAAAAGGCGAACCTTCAGGCGAATCAGACGCTGTAAGATAAAGAGAATTACTTCATTGCTCGAAGACGGCTAAGTTTATAACAGGGAATGAATGAGGCAAAGGGTGATACATAATTTTAGCTACACGTCGTTAATCAACTAAGATGCGCATCGACCGGAAAGGGATTGTTCAGCACCTGTTCAAGTCAGTTTGTTATTGCTTGTCGTCTATTGGCGAATGGTCTATTCTTGTCTTACAGCTCAGGTCACGTGTTAAGCACGTGCCTTAACTGTAATTTAACAATAGGGTGTCCCTATATAAGCTTTACCCCCATGCTCTTAATCTCACTGACATACACATCACCAAGTTCAAAAGAACCATAAGTGTAATCTGATTTGACAGCACAAAACCATCGGGCGTGAGGATTTTTTGCTTCGTTCTCAGGGCTCTGGTATTTTTTTAATACTCTCCATTCAAAGCCACGTGGGCCAGTCCAGACCTCATAAGGGTCATCAGTCTTGCGTGTTCTACCACATAAGTTTTTGCTCATAATATACCAACGGGTGTGTCTATATAAAGCTTTTTACACGAGAGTGGAAAAGTGGGGGGAGGCCCTACCCCCCGGAGGTGTCCGAAAAACAAACGAGCTATTTACTGGCCTTTTTGATAATCTTATTTGTTTCTTTCTTCCAACTGCGTTTGAGTGGTGTGTCGTAACTCATAAGTTACACCCACAGCAAGGTGCGTCTTCACACCCGCAGAGAACAATATAGTCCCCTGCCTCACTTATACCAGAGATGACCATGTCATCTAAAATATCTAAGATGCTTTTCATTCCCACACCCTCACCGGTTGGTGGTCTGTTAAAGGAATGTTTGCTGGGTCTTCCTTGCGTGGGTCATCTGTCAAACCCCAAGCGATAGCTAGGAGTTGGTCGTGAACTCCTGTGTCGATTTGGTTTTTGGTTTGGGTTCTGCGTGCTACTCTGCGGAAACGGTGAGCGTTTCTCATGTCTTGGATTTTACTCATATTACTCCATTGAACAGGCCTTTATAAAGGTTTCTCTGTCAAAGCGTGGGTTGTGTTCAGCACACATACCGGCAAAGTCTCGGACCATGTTAAGGTCTGCGTCATGCTTGGCTAATAGCTGAGCTATTGCTCTGAAATGTTTTCTAGTCATACATTACCAACGGGTAGGGCTATATAAAGGTTTTTTCACGCAAGTGGAAAAGGGAGCAGGGGAAAAGAAATAAAAACCCTGCTCCTGCTATTGTAAGGTCGACCACCTGCCCCACCCTACCATAGTTTTCTACGCCGTATTAGTGCGTGCTTCTAATCTAAGGGCTGTGCCAGTGGTCTGGAGATGCGTCGCTACGTTTAACGCTCGGGCGGGCTTAGCACACTGGCCCTTCGCCATCACTTGTCAGGCGTCTCCTCTTGTTTCCCGCAGTTTATTAGACTGGACTATTCTCACCTACCGCTTCCAAACGGGGCGCCTACTCCTTGGGCCACCTATTTACAGTGACGGGAAACTCATGGAATCTAAAGATTATCTTCCATTTCTTTGCGTATTCTTCTTAGTGCTTTTGTATTGGCGTATATCTGTTTTAAAGATAAATGCGCCCACGGGTGTTTTGCCATACTATACCATAGAGTGACCCTATATAAGGGTTTCTCTCAGTCTCCGGTCCAGAATGTTGCGAACATCTCACACTCGCAATCTTCACATAGTCCGCCGAATAGTTCGACCTCATCAAGCCCGCAGTCCTCGCAACTGCCAAATGGTTCTCCTGTTCTCATAATATACCAACTGAGAGTGTCTATATAAAGGTTTTTTCACCCGAGTGGAAAATCTCACTTTCTCATATGGGCTGTTTCTCACCCGCGCAGGTTCTCACCCACGCAGGTAAAATCCCTCGTATCCAAAGCCCTTATAGTTCTAAAGCTTCTGCATACATTTCATTTGGCAAAATAACTTTACTATCTTTATTTCTAAGATTATATTGTAAAGATTTTATTATTGCGTATCTTGTTTTGAAATCCATTTTGTTTTCACCCCCATTATTGGGTTTAGGCTGAGGTGGCCGGAGCCACCCCATACCCCCCGTTAAAGGTCCTTAATGCTCGTGCATCTGGTCTATGATATCATGGACTATGTCAAGCATATAACTACGGGTTATGACGTTGTCATGTCCGTATCTATTCTTTAACATTAGTTTCCAATCATCATCAGAAATTGTTATTTCGAATTTCATATTTACCAAAACCTCCTTTCTTTTGTCCACAATTCAACATCTATGGCATGTTTGCTTTTTGGGCTTCTTCTTATTCTTACAGCGTAGTTATCAGTATCAAACTCACGGTTTCTTAATCTTCGGCTGATATCATCAGCTTCTGATGGTTTACAGTCAATCCAATCAGGCATAACATGACCATCTTTTAATCTGATTACATGAGTCAATACTTTACAACTGTATCTATAATCACCAACCATTTTTTTAGAATGTCTCATTTTTTGGCCTCCTTGATTTCGTTTCCTATTTCTTGAACTTCGGTCAAAACATATTTTGCGAAGTTATTCCAATCATTTTTATTTCTACATTCTGAAGCTAATTCAGACCATGCAGTGATGGTTGAACAAAGGGTAATAAAACCCATTGATTCTTGCCGGTGTTGGTCCCAACTTAGTGGTTCGGCCTCTCTTGCTTTTATCAGATAATTTTGTATTCTTTTCATATTTTTACCTACCAAATTTTTGGTTTAGATGGACAAGGCCGGAGCCTTGCCCTATCCCCAATTATTTGTTACCTCCGTATTTGTAACCCTTGTTACCTACTCCGGCCATACCTTGAAACTTTGGTGCTTCACCGTATTTCTTGACATGGTCCCAAACTAACTTAGCTTCATGAGCTAAGCCCTCGTATACATTCTCGAATTCAGCCATAACTATTAGGCTGATATCTTGACCCTTTTTAGGTCGGTGCTTAGATAGCCTCATTTGAGGGTCTGAGGTTATACCGTAGTATACAGCTTCTTTAGTCACATCACTATTGAAGTCAACATCTACAAAGTGATAAGAAGATTTTTCTTCTTGTTGGGCTAATCGATACACGAAATATTTATCTTGTTGATTCATATTTATTTCATCCCGTTAGTTACTTCGTAAAAACAATCGGTGCATAACTCAGCACCGAAAACCTCACGGTGTGCCTCAGTCCACATTCCCGATGTGGCACATGATTCACACCATATAGTGTGGTCATCCTCTATAGAGGATTCTTCATATCCTAATTGGATAAACTCGCTCTCAGTCATATTGTTTTCTGACATAATGTAATAATAGCATACTGCTTATAAAGGTTTTAAGTCAATTCGTGCTTAGCTCCCTTTTAGATAGCCTCAAAATACAACCCGCCCCCCGTCTAAAAAATAGTCCGCATCACATACATTCTCTGCACTACCCCTTTAAACAAATCGAGTGAAATTTTGAACCTTCTCTATATATCTTAATATAGATATAGTAGGTATCTCTATTAACAACAATATTAAGCTCTATTAAGCACTCCTCAGTTCAAGGACAGAAAGCCTTATATACTAACCAATGTTAAAATATAATTGTATGACAAAAAGTACGCAAAACTCCATAAGATGGACATGTAATGAAATCAGGGATTTGCTAATACGCAAGAACAAAGCGTATGGTGATTCAGCATTAGAGCCTGATAATATTTTTAGTAAGCTCGATAATGCACAGGCTATCTGTGCACGAATCGATGACAAGCTTTCACGTATCAAAAACGTGGGACTTGACGACAAGACAGAGGATACACTTGATGACCTCATAGGATATTTAGTTCTACTCAAAATCGCGCGGGAGCAAGGCGGCAGCAATACCACTGTATGGACTAGCTGTACTTGTGAACATGGGTGGCATAACTGTGATTGCGATACAGGGTACGTGCCTCCATGGAGCTTAGAGCTAGAGAAAGATGTCAAAGTTAAGGTGTTCGTTTCTGACCCCGGAGACGAAATGGAGCCTATTGCTCGTAATAAGGAGCTGTGTGATAATGAGTGAAAAGACATGGACAGCAAGCCACATGCGGCTAAGTCCTTCTAAGATAAATACTTATTTGAAGTGTCCCCGTGAATTTTACTACAACTATATAGCTAAGCTTCCTCAGAAAAAGACTATACACCTTTTCCGCGGTACATTAGTGCATCAAGTATTAGAAGACTTATTTAAGAAACAATTTAAGACTTTACCTCAGTGGGAGAAAGGAGTCCCAAAATTATGGGTACAACGTCAGTTTGAAGATGGATGGGAGGAGAAGATAGCCAAGCACAAGTGGTTGTGGGAAGTACATACGAACGAAGAGATGGATGCGATGTACAAAGAGACAGAAGCATTACTACAGAACTTCGTCGACTCCGTCGATAAGAAATTGACTGAAATGGTTGATTGGAAGATATTTAGAAATAAACAACAGGCATGGAATGCAGTAGCACCTAAGTATGCAGAGAAGTGGGTTAAGTCCAAAGAATACGCTATAGTTGGAGTTATTGATGTTGTTTGTAATGACTTTGATGGTGGTACTACCTTGTTAGATTATAAGACATCCAAAAGGTACGGACCATACTTACCAGAAGAATACTATAGACAACTTATTATTTATGCTTTCTTATACACATTAGAGATGGGTGAGATGCCTAACTTCGTAGGTGTTAATTATCTGCGATTTGATGATACCTTTTTTGTAAAGGTGGGTCAGGCTGAACTTGATGAGGCTAGGGACCTTATCAAGATGGTACATGACTGCATAAAGGAACGAGAGGAATATGAAGATAGATATGAACAGAAGCCGCAAAACCTGTGTAAGTGGTGTTCATTCCATAAATCACAGGGCGGCCCATGTGATGCAGAGGTACCTAAATGGGAACCCAAGTTTAAGAAGCGTAAAAAGGAAAACTATTCTGATATAGATTCATCCTTAAAGAAAGATTTAGATGTAGAGTCTCAATCACACTTTCCTGAATTTGATTGAGGGTAATCTTTAAATAGAAGCGTCATGTAAATAAATACATGGCGCGCGATGATTATGGTGCTATTTCCGTAATCTCTGATGAAGAACGAGAAGCATTAGGATTAGGAGGTAGAAAACCAGACGATGAAGAAGAAGGTTTATTCGAAACTATTGGTAAAGCTGGTGATAAGTTAGGTGAAACCCAATTTGGAAAAAAGTTAGGTTCCATTCTTACAGTTTTATTAATTGCTTTTTTTGGAGGCGGAGGAGATTTAAGTGCGTTTGAAGACATTTTCGGAGGAGAGGAAGAGCCCATATCAAAGGGTGGATGTATGGACGTTTCAGCTGTCAATTATAAAAAAGATGCAACTTTTGATAATGGTAGTTGTGTATTCCCTCCTCCTGTTGTGTATGGATGTACTAACCCCGATGCAGATAATTATAACCCACAAGCTACTCACGATAATGGTAGGTGTCAGTTTCTTGGCGGACCAGTAAATAATGAAACAAGCAACCAGACACAGACAAACGAAACAGTATATGGTTGTATGGATATAGATGCTTTAAATTATAATGACCGTGCAGAAGAAGATGATGGTAGTTGCGAATATGAAGAATATAACTGTACACCCAATGCAACTTATTTTTATAATGGTTTACAATATGGAAACTATTCTAGAGAAGACAACTCTTTAAATATAACAGTAGATATCGACACTGACTGTGACCAAGAAGCATTACCCGTAAAGTTAGGGTTTGATGTAGGTCATATAAAAGTAGTAGATAATGAGACAGTGTGGAACGGATATATGTGGAATGATTACTTCTTAAATGTTACAGGATGGGAAGCTGATGAATACACAATGAGTTCTGGACCACAGTGGTTTACCGAACCTTATACTGGTTGGTATATGGTATATGTTAATCTTTATGCAGATTGGAATAGGAATGGTACATATGATTATGTAACTTATTTTTTCATAGAAGAAATAATATTGGAGGAGGAATGAAGGCTAACCAAATGTTAGTTTTAACGAATATGTTAGGAAAAATAATCTCTGAATTGGATGATGTAAAAGCAATGTTAAAGGAAAGTACATTTGAAGAATCATATGGGGATGAGGAGGAGTGATAGAATGGATAGAAATGTTAGAGATACTAGCAGTAGTAATGGCAAGCTTAGCAGTTGCCCTTGCTTTCGTGGTACTTGTGCAATTTGCGCGCCAAGCATTAAGACAAGTAAAACCAAAACTAGTACCTTTAAAAAAACAGAGACAGGAGAAAACACAAATGAGTAAAGAAAAAGGAGAAGGTGTAACATTTAACGATATCTTTATGTTTATGATTGCTGTACCTTTAGTTTTACTTTGGGTTGGTTTTGCAGGGTTCGTTATACACAGCGGACTTAATGACGCAGCAGTTCTTGAACAAATAGAAGGATACACAACTTTGATAGCTATATTAGGTGGGCCAGCCCTTCTAATTATCAAAGATGCTTTGGATGTCTGGAAACAAGAACAAGCTGAGAAAACGGCATTCTATAAAGTAAAAGCACAAGCTGTTATTGATTATAATGACCACGCTCAGAAACAAGCTCAGATGATAGAATCTAAAGCACAAGAACATGAACAAAAGATGGAGAACAAAAAATGAACGACTTTGAAGGAGAAAGAGTGCTAGAACAGCTAGAAGGTATACATGAACTTCTAGCTTATCTACTAGAAGCACTCGACGTAGAGAGCTGCTGTTGCAGCAAAGAATGCGACTGTGAATGTTGCATAACAGAGGAAGAATAAACATGGTAGAAAAAATAACAAAAGGGGAACATTTCCACGGGAATAACCCAGATATGAAGCTATACTTCGAAAAACCAGACAAAGCTCAAATCGATGAGATGAATTACAAAAAGCCCACTACATCATTCAAAGATGTACGAAAGCCAGAAGCCGCAGAAGGTAAACCTATCTATATGGATGGTTCAGACGTAATGTCTACTCCTAATGCAGATTTTATTGGTGACAAAGCAAATTACGCACCGGGCTCAAAACGTAATACTTTATAAACTGAGTAATCTTTATATAGTAGGCTGTCCTACTATGTATAGGCTCTCGCTGTAGGGCCATGGCATCACAGGATTCTTATCGCAAGTGTCTTTGTGAGAGCCCCCAATATGGAGATATCAACATATGAATAATACAAATAATGAAACAGCTGGAAATGAGACAGCAACTAACGAAACCTCAGACGACGGTAACGTTACTGCAATCATCGACACTGTAAAAGAGTCTGGAATGTTAGACACAATAATGGATGAACCATTACTAATGGCACTTTGTGCTGTTGTACTAGGTATGGGTGGTTATATCGCTTATACTGTACCAGCAGTCAAGGAATTAGTTTTTAAATATATTAAGAACAATGAAGCTGAGTTAATGGACATGCTAGATAAAAATCTAACAAAAGCCCAGATGAAAGCTTTTGAAAAGCTAGACGAACAAGCGCAAAAGCACGTCAAAGATTCTTTAGTCCGAAATGTAATAATTACAGCTTGGGACGAGAAAGATGACGAGCTAGCAAGTCTTGTAAAATCTAAAGTCAAAGCAGCCCTCGATGAAGGGAAAGAGCTTTGAACGTAGAGGAATACGAGCAAAGATTAAGGCAGAGGGTAGGAGAAGCTGAATATGAACGTCATAAAGAGCTTGTCCGCCTTCTGGCGCGCAATCTTGCTCTTGAAGATATACTTTGGGAGGAAATTCTTATATGTATTCGGGATGTTAACGCTAGAACAGAGCTCTTGCGCCAAAGAAATACAATCGTTAAAGACATACATACAGAATTCCGAGCGTTAAATATTGAAGTGCCAACAACTGTAGAGAAAAACACTGAAGCATTTGCTTCTTTCTTAGGAGAATTATCGGATGACGACAACAAAACCAAGTCTGAAGGGCCTACTGACAGGTAAAGGCGGTATAGATTCAAGAAGTCTAGAAGATATATTCCAAAACTGTAGAAACGATAAAGACAAGATGCGTAAATTAATACGTGCCTTTTGTTCTACTTACCTAATAGATGGTAAACAAAGACCATTACTCCTAAGACCATTACAAGAAGATATAGTTTTAGAATGTCTAATGACAAGAACAGATGATAAACAAACTAAATTAGCAATTTTAGCTCCACGAGGCAGTGGGAAATCATTCGCTTTGTCTGTAGCGGTAACTATATATATGTTTTTTAATAGATTTAGAGATTTAGTATTTATACTGGCTCCTACAGAAGACCAAGCTGCATTAATCTTTAATTACGTTTATAGACATTTTGCTGATAATACTTTTCTAAATGGGTTAGTAGCTAATTATAGATTTCATAATAAGCCCAACATAACACTTAAGGGGGGCACCATAATGCGTAGGGCTCCATTAGCGCCTAGTAACCAAGGTCAAGCTATTCGAGGACAACACCCTACATTCCTAGTAGTTGATGAGTCTCCACTCATCGACGATAGATTATTCATTGATAATGTAGAGCCTGCTATTGTAGCGAATAAAGCTCCTTTTATTAATCTCGGTACACCAAAATCTAAAGATAATCATATGTATAGATATTTATACGATGATGGCTATGCAGATACGTTTAAGAGATTACATTATACATGGAGAGACGCCGTAAAGAAAGGGGATGCTTATTCTGCTCCCTATACTGATGAAGAAATGTTAGATAAGATGACTGAATGGGGAGAAGATTCTATCTACTGGAGGACAGAATATGAGTGTGAGTTTGTAGAGTCTGTATCGAGTGTATTTAATCCAGAAAAAATTAAGGCGTGTTACGATGATTACCAAATTACTAGACTTGATGGGGATGGAGAGCAGGGAGGAGGCAATATTACTGTTGGTGTTGACATTGGCAAATCTGTTAACTCTACTGTTATTAGTGCATGGTCCCTTGAAAAGTCTGATACAGAAAATATTGCTAGACTTATATACGTTGAAGAAATCAACGCCAGAACTGGTGGACATGATATTCCATACCAACGTAGACGTATCATGGACGTTACCAATAAGCTGGGTGCTAGTCGGCTCATTGTTGATTGCACTGGTATTGGGGGTGCGGTTGAACATGATTTACGGATGGCGTGTTTAGATTCAAATGTACACTTTGTACCTTTTGTATTTACAGGAGGACCAAAAGGAACTAAAACACAAATGTATAGAGATTTTCAATCATATATACAACAAGGACGAGTTAAAGTACCAAATCCAGAGAATTTAGAACCTGATATGGCTAAGTTAATACATAAATGGACTAGAGAACATATAGATTTAGAATTTACTATGGATGCTGCTAACAAAACTGAAAAGATTTCTGCTCCATCAGGTAAACATGACGATTATTGTGATAGTTCAGCTATGGCGTTACATGCTACATTAAGTATGTTACCTATGTCTGGGAACTTTGGACAGAGTATTATATCATCTCCTATTAATAAACAAAGTTATAGTGGAGGAAATCATAGTTCTCAAAAACTTTTTACTACGCGACAACGAAAAGTTACACTAAATAAGCAACCTTTAAGGGGTTTATGAGAAAAGCTTTATATACTCATCACAGTTAATATTAAATAGCCATGTCGTTTATAGATAGAGTTAGACGTACTTTCGCCAGAGTTGGTGGAAATCCGTCATATAAAAAAGACGACCCTAGAAGTTACGGGGAAGGAGTAATTAAACGTCTAAAAATCAATAGAGGTTTTAGTCTTAATAAAGATAAGAACTACGAACCACATATAGGTCAAAATAGAACTTATATGAATGTTTATTTGTCAGACCCTATTGTTAGAAGTTTAATTGACTTACCGTGCTTGTACGCTGTTAAAGACAATTTTGATATTGTTACAACAGACGATGGAGTTAGGGAAGAGTTAGAAGAAATGTTCCGCGATATAAATATAGAACATATATTGTATGGTTGGTTAAGAAATGCAAGAATTTTTGGTACAGGTTATTTAGAATGGACTGGAGACAATTTAGTTTTAAGGTCTAGTCAAAACATGTATGTAAAAAGGAATGAGCACGGTCAGATAGAATACTACTATCAAAAAGTAGGAGACGACGATGAGAATGTTAGGTTCGAAGAGTCTGAAATAATAGAATTAAAAAATAATCAATTTGATGATTATGCATATGGTTTATCTGACATACACCCAATTTTATATTTAGTTGATTTAAAGGATTATGCAGAAAGAGATATAGGGGCAGCATTAAATAAATATGCATCTAGTAGATTTGACGTAAGTGCTGGTTTACCTGATATGCCTTATGGTCCTGATAAGATTAATGAAATTGTCGACGCTTTTAATACTCTAGCACCCGGTGAAGATATAATTCACGGAAACGACATACAAATCAAAGAGTTACAAGGTACACAACGTGCTTTCGAGTACGGTAAGTATACTGACGATATTTTAGATAAAATACATGTAGCACTTAAAACACCAAGAACAATGTGGACAGACCCAGAAAAAGCACGACCGATTTTTGAACCATACGTAAGATATTTACAAACTATGGTAGAGGGAGCACTTAACTCCCAGCTTATGCCTCAATTAGAAAAGGGAGAAGCAAAATTTAAGTTTAGGCAAATTAACGTTGAAGACGCATTCACTAAAGCCAAGACTGATATGATTTATCTATCAGAAGGTGTATTATCACCCGGCGAAGTTAGAGAGGAAAGAGGACTTGACCCTGAAGGAGTTGCAGAATTAGATATGGAAACTTCTGAAGATATAAAGGCTTCACCAATCAAACGAGAACAGAGTGATAAGAATGCTAACATATCTGGAGGAAAGAACCAAGATAAAAGGGAAGAATCCTCTAGAGCACAAAATAGGGGCAATAAGCCCTCCGCGAACGCAACAGGAGATAGAGCATGACATTTGAAAAATGTATGATACAAACTAAATCAAACCTGAAGAAAAGGGGTTTTGATAACCCCGAAGAGATTGCAGCTGGCATGTGTAGCATGTGGGCTCAAGAGAATGGCGTAGAGCGGGAATTTGCAGAGGGCAAATCTACTGAACCTGTTCGTAGGTCATTCGCTTTAGAAGTGGCCGAGGGTGAAGATATGACATTTTCCAGCGATGAGGGAATCGACTCTGTATCATTCCCAGTAATCGCTATTACCTCCGGACCTCATGAATATGAGGTTGATGGAGAGGAACATAAAGTTTATATTGAGGGAGGACAGTTAAAAGATAATTTACATCAATTTACTGAACTACCAATTTATATTGACCATCAAAGAACAGAAGAGGACTTAATCGGCATGGCTGCTAATCCCGAACTGTTTGAGATGGATAATGGAAAGACCGCTATTAAGATGCTAGCAACAGTATCTAATAAATATGGCCGTGGTCAAGAAGTAATGGAGAAAGTTAAGGAAGGAGACATGACACATGTTAGTATCGATTGGTTTTCAAACGATATTGATGTCATGGGTGACAATTATGCCACTAATATTCGTCCTACAGAGGTAAGTTTCATTGACAATGAAAAGATGGACCCAGTCTGTAAAGAATGTACTATAGAAACGAAATGTGATTCACAAGAACCGGAAGACGACCACGACTGTGGTTGTGGTGGCCAAGAAGGAAATTGTGAATGCAAGTCAGAACAAACAGAGGTAAATATGTCAGAAGAGACAAAAGAAACAACTGTAAAATCCGACGCAGAAAGCATTGTCGAACGCGAGTTCGCTTCACTAAGAACACAACTTGAAGAAGCAGAAGCATCTAAAAAAGAAATCGAATCTGAGTTCAAAGCAGCAATGAAAGAATTAGAATCTTTCAAAGTAGCAGAAGAAGAGCGATTAACTAAAGAAGCAGAAGCAAGAAAAGTTGAGACAGTAGAAGCAATTATATCCAAGGAAATCTTATTCGGTTCAATCGAAGAAGATAAAAAGGATGCTCGTGTCGAAGAACTTTCCGCTTGGGATGAATCCAGATTGACTGGATTTAGCGATGCTCTAGCAGCAATGCCAGAGCCAAGCAACGACGTCGAACGTTCTTTCGGAAAAGGTAAATCAGCTGATGAAGGTGAAGTACCAGAAACCAAAAGAGAGTTCGGTATGAAAGTAGAAGGCGGTAAAATTAAAATAAACCGTGACTACTACCTAAAAGGTGATTAAATATGGCAACAGAAATTTTAGTAAACGACGGAGGAGCACCAGCTCGTATTCTTCCTTTCTTAGCAGGGGAAGATATAAGTGCAGGTGAAGCCTTAACATCTAGTGCTACCGCAGACATGACTGCCGTACTAGCAACACAAGCAAACATCAATATCATAGGTTTTGCTCTTACCGATGCCGCATCTGGAGACATGTGCAGCGTTATCACAGGTAAAGGAGTAATACTCAATGTACAATGTTTACCAACCACAGGTGGATACCCACAGATGATTGGTGCAGCAGCATCTGGTCAGTTGGCCAAACAAACCGCAGCAGAAGCAGCAAAAGGAAACGGTCCTGTCGCAGTTCCTGTTAAGGTTACCAACGAAGCTGGAAGTGGACTTGCCGTTGCAGGTCTTTGGAGATGTCTAATAATTTAAGGAGATAAGATATGGTTCAACCCGGTCCAACTAGTGGTCTTTTGACCAGTCTGAACTCAGGTTCATACGCCAACGCTGGCGGAACAGGAGAGCGAGTACTCATTGATTATAAAGATGCAATTATTGACTACAAGGTCACAGACCTTCCAGTCATGCAATTCTTTGCAGACCCAATGACTACAGATACAGGCGGTAATATTGATATTACTTTCGCAAAACCATCTATGACGATGGAACAAATAGAAGAAGGAACAACTCCTCAATACCAACACACAAAACTACGCTCCGAGAGAGTAGCAGTTAAAGAGTGGGGTATTGCAGTAGGTGTAACCCGAAGAATGATTGAAGATTCAAGATTCAACGAAGTAGAAATGGCTCTTAACGAAGCACGTCGTGCTGTCGACAGACACTTGACCGAACACGTTACAAACGTCATTTTCGGTATTGGTAGCACTACACTAGGAACTGGTGTAGACGTAGGTGCAGGTTTTACTAACATCTTAGCTGCCGGTGCAGCTTCTACTGAAGCAAACATCTCTGATTTCTCAAAGGCACCAAATGGAGCTTTCTTAGGAACAGCCGCAACTTTTGCAGGCAGATTAGATGAATACGCTAATCAATCATTAGCTACTTTACAAGCATGTCAATCTTATACAGCAGCAACCTCAGTAGGTGGTGCTGGAACTTTTGCTCTTGGCGATGTCGCAGCAGCAATTAGTAGAATGAGCAAGCTTGGATACAATGCAACACACTTATTCATTTCACCTTCACATTATGAAACTATGTTGAAGATGGCTGACTTTGTAACAGCATTCACCACAGCACAAAGTACTGGAGCAGTAGCAGCTGGCGGAAACGTTATGCCTACAACTGAAGGTAACCCATTCAGTTCCATGCTAGCAACCGGTGGTTTAGTTGGTTCATTGTATGGATTAGCAGTAGTTGTGAATCCGTGGGTTCCATCTGGAAGATATGGTATCTTCGACCTTTCCGTTAAGCCAATGGCTTACGTAGAAAGACGCGGTTTAACCGTAGAAGAAGCCAATCCCGGATTTGGAATTGTCGGTTCCTACATGTCTATGAGATACGGATTGAAGGTCGTTAGACCAGAAGCCGGTCAAATCGTCATAAATTAAAGTTAATTGATTAATTTTAATAGATAAGGCCCGAAGGGAGCCTGCGTTAGCAAATCCCTTCACCTTACATTTATTTAATTATGGCCAGATACACAAAAGTATTGAAAAGTTTAGCTCATAATGCAGTGGGCTCCAGACGCATAGAAACAGTGTCCACAAGTGGTTCTTCTATAACTTCACTTACTTATGTTCCGGGTAGTTATCATTATGTAGCAGCTCAATCCAATGGAACTAATATTACAGGAAATAGTCAAAATCTATTTGGTAATCAAATTAAACTAAGCGGTAGTAGTGCTGGAGGTGTACAACTATATGAAGCTACTAGTAATGGCTCTAACTATTTACAACTCAATGCCCCTGCGGCAATAACTAGTAATTTTGTTCTTACATTACCCAATGGTCCACCATCTACAAGTGGTTATGCTTTAGTTTCTACAGATGCTGGAGTATTATCATGGTCTGCATTCTCAGGGGGTAATACTTACATTACTGGTTTAGCTTATGCCCCTAGTACTCAAAAACTTACAGCTACCTTAAGTGACTCTTCTACAGTTGTACAATCTCCATCTTTAAGAGAATTTGGAGATGGTATATCTATAAAAGGTACCAATGAAGCTCATGTAGACCTTTATGAAAAAGCAGTAAACGGTTCTGCTTATGTTTCATTAAGAGCTCCTGTAGACATGGGAACCAATCCTTCTTATATTATTTCTTTACCCGTATCTGATGGTACTACTGGACAAGTTATGGCTAGAGGTTCTGGAGGACAATTAACATGGGTAAATAATGATGATGCTAATTATTATGTAACAGGGGGTACATATGATTCAAGTAATGATGAAATAGACTTTAGTGGTACTACTGGATTTCCAGCGTTTAGTGTTGATACCAGCGCATTCGCAAAAGGTTCAATAGCTGGTGCAAGTACATACGTTCCTTATTTTACGGCAGCCTCAGCTCTTACAGGGACCAATACCTTTAGGTGGGACAATGCTAATGGATTCTTAACACTAAGTAATGCTACAGCATCCACAGCTACACATACTGGACACCCATTACTTATTTTAGAAAATACCAACGCTGATGAATATCCAACAGGTATTAAATTCTATAAAAACTCTGCATCTTCGACAGCTAATGATTTAATAGGTTTAATTAGGTTTTATGCTAACGATAATGCAGGTACACCTGCCGAAGAAGAATATGCACGTATAGAAGGAGAGGTAGAAAGCTCTACTGCTGGTGCAGAAGTAGGTAAATTAAGTTTCTATACTGTCAATAATGGAAGTAGAGCTCGAAGACTATGGATGTCTGGAGCCACAACCACAATCAACAGTAACACAGAAATTACAGGAACTCTGTCTACAACAGGAGTAGCAACACTAGGAAACAATTCAGTAACCAACACACAATCAGCAGGTAATGATTCAACCCGTATCGCTACCACAGCCTTTGTATCCACTGCCGTAGATAATGCTGTAGCATCTTCTACTCAATATTATAATACCTTCTACAATTCTTCTCAAGGATTAGTAGGAAGTGCTCGGTTACAAACAGACGCTTCTAATAATATAATTTTAAGTGGAACTAGTAACATAGCCAAAACAGCAGCAGATTTCCAAAGTACACTAGGAGTTAGTGGGGCTTTGACAGTCAGTGGTAATTCATCTCTAAAAGGAACATTAGGTGTAGCAAGTACAACTACTTTATCTGGTGCTACAACAATAGAAGCTGCTACTGATATAATAGGCAACCTTACTATAAAAGATGGTGGTTATGCCACACCAATGTGGAAGATGACTGCTACACAAGGTGCTGGTAAAGTAGCAATGATAGATTCTGGTTCTAATGCAAGCACGCCTCAATTTTTCCCTATATTACAATTACATAATGAAGCTCAGGATGTAGACCCCGGTGGAGGAGGTGCTGTTGTTTATGCAGATATGCCTACCATTCACTTTAGAAAATTAGGTCCAAGAAATGCGGTCAATAGCGCAAATACTACAGCAGGGTTTAGATTTTTAGCTTCAGGTCTTTCAACCGCTGCTGCAACAACAACACAAAAACAATTTTTAGTTTATACTTATCAACCTGATGAGTCCAGTGGTACACCCGCTGAAATAGCAAAATTAGATAGCACAGGTATATTTACAGCAACTACATTTGCTGGAGAACTATCTGGAACTATTGACTCAGCTACCACAGCGACTACACAAAGTGCTTCTAATAACTCTACAAAAGTAGCTACAACAGCATATGTCGATGCTGCTGTAAGTGCAGGTGGAGGTGGAGGAATATCCTTTAATGGTTCTACTGCAAATGGTTTAGTAACTTATGGTAATGCTTCAACAGCAGATGTAGAAGCTAATTTGACATTTGATGGGTCTGATTTATCTATAGCTGCTTCTGGTAAACTAAAAGTAGTTAATGCTTCTAGTGATTATTGGTCTATATATAACCAATCCAATGGTAAGATGAGAATAGACCAAGGTACTACACAAAGAGTACTTGCCTCATCTGGAGAGTTTCAATTTGCTAATGATATTATTGTAGATAATGATTTATTAATTGGTAGCACGGCTACAGTAAATGGTGCTCGATTACATGTTCAAGGTGAAGAAAACTTATTAGCTAACTTTTTCTCAACCGATGGCATAGGTGAAATAAGAATAGGTGACAATTATAACACCGGACACAAATACACTAGAATATTATCGGTTGGTTCTCAATTAAAGTTGATGCCTGATGATGGTGCAGAAATGATGAATTTAGATGGTTCAGCTTACAAAACTACACTGTTGGGTGAAACAGGTGGGAACAGTCCTAAACTTATGTTTGATAACCCAGATGCTTCTAATGACATACAATTAACTCAAGCTGATTCTGGTTGGTTTGGTTTGTCTACTGATGGTGGTTCAAATCAACATTTTGTTGCTAGGACAGGTAATATAGGTATAGGTACAGAATCACCAACTAATTTATTAACAGTATCAGGTAATGCTAGTCCAATGAGATTATATGGAACTAGTACTGGTAAAGTAGAGTTTGATGTATCTACCACTGGAGATTACACTATAGATGCTGATGATGATATAAGATTAGATGCAGGTGGTCAAGACATAGTATTATTTGGAGCTGGTTCTGAGTTTGGTAGATTAACTAATAGTTCACAGGACTTTATTATAGAGAACACTCAGAGTGATAAAGATATTATATTTAAAGCAAAAAAGAGTAGCACATCTACTGAGATAATGAGAATAGATGGTTCTGTATCAAGAGTGGGTATAGGCACAGCTGCACCTGCTCAAACATTAGATGTACGTGGAACTACTTTATTAAGTGGAGCTACCGATACAGTACCTTTCGAAGTATTCGCTTATGGTGCAGGTACTTCAGCTATGCATGTTACATCTGGAAGTGATACTGGACTAGGTACGGCTACACCATTAGCTAAATTACATATTAATGCTGGTGCTTACCAACAAGTATTTACTAGAGGTTCATACAATATGACTATAGTAAAAGGTAATGCTGACGATAGATTAATATTTGCTACAGGTGCGCCCGGTTCGCATACAACACGATTTTCTATTCTGCCTACGGGAATAGATGTAGTTAATAATGCAATGATTACTGGTACACTCACAACAACAGGGGTAGCTACATTAGGAAATAATTCTGTAACTAATACACAGAGTGCAGGAGATAATTCAACAAAAATAGCTACAACAGAATTTGTAACTGCGGCTTTGACTGCGGGAGGATATGGTAATGTTTCTAAAGTAGGAACCCCTGCAAACAACCAAATAGGTGTATGGACTGGTGACGGTACTATAGAAGGAGCTGATACTTTTGCGTGGGATGCATCTACACTTACTATGACTAATACTGGTGATACCGCTATCACTTTACTTGGTGATGCAAATAGGTCAGGTGAAAATTCACACGCTATGGCAATGAGAGGTAAGTGGGACGGAACAGTTATTGGTACTATGATGGTTATGACCGGTCCAGATACCACTAACAAAGATGATGGTCAATTAGCGTTTTACACAGCGAGTGCTGGTACACAAGCTGAACGAATGCGCATAGATGAAACAGGTAACATAGGTATAGGCACAACTGCACCCAACACAAAACTTGAAGTAGCAGGTAAAATCAGAATCGATGATGGAACTACATCTAACGATTTAGAATTTGATACTGCTGAAACAGTGTTTGAACAATCAGGAAGTAAAATATTTAAGATACGTACTTATGATGGTTCTAGTTATTACGTTCCGTTTTTATGGACAGGAACCTCTGCTACTCAAAACTTACAACTACACGGTGGAGTGATGACTTTATCAGGTAGTAATGTAGGTATAGGAACAACTTCACCCGGTTATGAACTAACTCTATCTGACAAGTTTATGTGGGATGGTAATCATTTCCGAGCTAACCAAACAAACGGCGCCTCTATGCGTAATGAAGTTCCTTCAGCTACTAATCCAGTTTTTACTTTCAACAATGACGTCACTACAGGAATGGGTAGAGCAGCTGCTGCTACTTTATCTTTTATAACAGAAGGGAGAGAAACTGTACGAATGGCTAGTGATACCAATTACACTAAACTAT